CCAAGTTTTATTATAAACAGATATTATGGATATAATGAAAATGTTGATGTTATTAAGAAAGCAGGTATAAATTATTATCAATTTGTAAATGAAGATAATTCTGTTATAAATGAAGATGAAAAATTCTACTTAACTGAACCGATTAATGTTAAAACAAAAAAAACAGGGTCATCTAGTGAAACTATTCATCCATCATATGAATATATAGATACATTAAATCTAAATGGTGTATTTTATGAAGGCTTCTTTAAAAAATCAGGAACATCAACAGGTGTTAAAAATGTTCCATCATCAGTACAAAGTGCCCCAATGGACAAATCAATATCTAATTATACAAATAGTCTTATTGTTGCGCCGGATTTATTGTATGGTTGTACAAGTTCATGTACAATATAGAATTTATTATCATAGGAAGGTGTTTCTAGAAATATGTTATGTGGTATTTTACCTAAACATTTTTATAAGAGGATGAGTACATTAGGTGGTGGTACATATGCAGTATTCACTAATTGTCTTGTAATACCAAACTATATAGGTACATATTTAGATTATAATCCAGATGGAACTGGTAAATTACGTTATAACGTATATTCATTTATTCCAGAAGAATTTACAACATCTGATATGACTGATTTATAGGATATGTTTAGATTCTATATCCATTGGCCAAAACAAGGTCAAATGGAAAATGGTTGTCAAACATATGATTTCTATGTATTATCAACAAGTAAATCATTTGATTCTAATATTACATCATTAGAAAATGCATTCCCTGTAAGTTTAATTAATAATATGTAGTCATATGGTGAAACACCAATTGATTATAATACTTCAAACAGATCTATTCACTTTAATTTACAATGTACATATTTAGAAGAAGATTACACAGAAAATAAGAAATCAGAGATATTTGGTAATTTGAATTATAAGAATTTAAAATATTTAAAAGCATTCAGTACAGGTTTAAATATGGAAATATTTACAAAATTAAATGTAAGTAATTTAATAAGACATATTAATATATTATATGGTTATTTTGGAAATATATTTAATCAATCATACAATGCATCAAATATGATATTATCTGAAAATAAATGTTGTATTTCATTAACTGCTAATTCATAGTGGCAAACTCATTAGTTATCTTGTAATATAGTATTCCCTATATGCAGTAATACTAGTGAAATAACAAGGCGATTATTGAATTTTACAAATATACCAGCAAATGCGAAATTTAATACATTAATTGATATGTTTGGTTCAGAAACTAATAGAGCGTTCTATAAAAATATGTTTGATTCATTCTTCATATTTACAGATAAAACAAAATATAAATATTCAACATTTGAATAATATAATCAAGAGAGATACAACTGAGATTTGTATCTCTCTTCTTTTTTAATAAATATAAAAAGAATTTTAATGAATATAAATGGATAAGAAATGTTCTCAACTCATTATAGGTCAATCATTAATTCATAGTTTTAACCCTAAACCGTTTAAAAATATGGATACTGCTATTTATGCTCTTAATAACAAGGAATTAAGGGCAGGAGAAATTGCTATAGCATATTATAATGATCCTACTGAAACAAGAGGAATTGGAGCTATCGTAGCAACAGGTAATATCCTGCCAGGTGGAAATCAAATATTCAAGAATACTGCATATACAGATAAACTTATAAAAGACGTTAAAGAATTAATCGAATCTAATTCAGTTGATATAAGTGTAATAGAAGAAAATGTAAATAATAATATTGCAGATATTGCTGTTTTAAAAACATAGTTAAAAAAATTAATATCAGATACAAATAATAATAATTCTTCAGTAGATGATAAGTTAAAAGAAATAAATGAACTTATCGATAACATGAAGAAGGATGTTTCAAATATTATTGATAATATTAATAAGATAGTTGCTGATGCATCAAAATCTATTGCTGATACTGCGACTTCTGTTTCAAAAGATTATTTAGCAGCTGATACTTCATTAAAAAACTATGTTGATAATGAAAACATAAAAATTAATCAAAAAATTGATAATATTTCATCAAATTTTGATAAAAAAGTTGACGAATTATACAGTAAAATTGATTCCAATACAAGTATACTTGAAGACTCAATAAATAATAATTCATCATTGATTTATAATGATATTTCAATATTAAATAATAAGTTAAATTCTTATAATACAAGTTTAAATACATCTTTATTATTTAATGTTTCTACACTTAATGCTCGTATTAACAATAATAAAAATTATGTTGATACACGTGAATCTCTTATTAGAAAAGATGAACAAATAAACTGGAATATTAATGATACATCAAAACATATTCATTATCGTATTGATGAAGAAGTTCATAAACTTAATGATAGAATAACACAGGAACATATTGATATGAATAGAGTTATTGCTGATAATAAAACAGAAGCAAAACGCTATGCAGATCAAATGTTAACAGAAGCAAAATCATATACAGATGAAGTAGAAGAATATACTAAAGCTTCTATTAAACAAGCAGAACTTGATTCAAAGAAATATACAGATGATGAAATATCAAATTTAGATAATGAATTATCAGAATCTATTCATAATACAAGTTTATATGCAAAAGAATGTTATGATGATGTAAAGAAACATATTAACTTACAAAATGCTTCATTAATTACATATGTAAATGATGAAATCAGAATGTGTGATGAGCGTGTTACTGATAGAGTAAATAGTGTTAAAACATTATTAGATACTACAAAAACTCAGTTAAATGCTTCTATTAATAAAGTATATGATAATGCATTAAAATATACTAATGACACTAAGAGTGATATATTAAAACATATATTAATTAATGATATTAAAGTAAGGGAAGATTTTGCAAAAGCAGATGCAGTATTAGATAAAAAAATTGATGATACTTCTAAATTATTAGGTGATTATGTTGATAATACTTCAAATGCTATTGTTAAATTTGTTAAGGATACATCAAAGTTAACATGGGATTATGTTGATAATACATCAAATGATATTGTATCATATATTAATAATACATCTGACGCAATTGTTTCATATATTGATAATACATCCAATGCTATTGTTGCATATATAGATAAACAAGATAATGCATAGAAAGATTATACAGATGCAAAGAAAACAGAAATAATTAATTTTGTTGAAGACCTTTCTAATAATTTTAAGACATATATTGATAAGAGAGATACTGAAACATTAAGTGATGCGAAGATTTATACTAATGAAGAAATTCAGAAAGTTAATAATACTATAACAACGCTTGATGAAAAAGTAGAAAATTATAATAGAGATACTCATGAATTAATTACAAATGTTTCAAATGGAATTATCAATGATTATAAAACAGAAATTAAAAAAGTAATTGATGATGTTTCACGTAATGATACATGGTTATATAATCATATTGAGAAATATAATACAGATCTTTCTGGTAAAATTGATACTAATAATCAAACAGTAACAAAATTACTCAATGATGTTTCTGATGGTCTTTATCAAAAAATTGAGGATACTTCAGATTATTTAGAAGGTGTTATTACTGCATTAGAAACAAAACATAATGATGAAGTTAAGATAACAAATACTTCTATTATGAATTTTGTTAATTCTTATAACTCAAGTACAGCTACTGCTATTAATGCTCTTAATACAAGTATTAATGATTATTGGAAAAATATAACAGATACAATTAATACTAATTTAGAAGATGTAAGTACAGGTGTTTTAGGAAAAATTAATAATATATAGAAAGATTTATCTACATATATTTAGACAGCTGAAAGTACATTAAATTCATTATATAAAAATGCAGATTCCAGTCTTCTTGGATATATAAATAATCAAGATACAAAACTTCAAAATAATATTAATGATATTTCTACAAAGATTGTTAATAAGTTTAATACTAAATGTGAAGAATTAAGTGATTTAATTAACACTACCACAACTAATTTAAATTCATCAATTAACAGTGTACATGATACATTATTCCAGAAAATAGAAAATACATCTACTGAAATCGTTGATGCATTAAATACATCAATATCTAATATTAATATTAAATTAGGTTAGGATAAATCAGAATTAATAGGAAAAATTGATGATATTTCTACAAAGATTGTTGATGCATTAAATGTTTCAATTAATGATATTAATAAGTTGCTTAAACAGAAAGATGTAGAGTTAGATAACAAGATTGATACTACATATACCAAAATTATCGGAGAGATGAATACATCTGATGGTATTTTAAATAAACGTATAACTGATCTTGAAACAAAACATGATAATGAATTAAAGCAAAAAGTTGGAGATCTTACAACATTAATTACTAACACAAAAACAGAATTATCTAATCAACATACAACAGATAAAAATGCTATTATTACAAAGTATGATAAATTAACATCTGATAATACTACAGCAATTAATAATGTTAGAAAAGATTTTGAAACCGCAGATGAAGCAATCCATACAAAATATGATAAGTTATGTAAAGATAATAAAGATGAGTTAATAAGAGAAATTGATGATATTTCTACAAAAATTGTTACTGCATTTAATACTTCTATTAGTAATGTATATGATGAATTAAAGCAAGCAGATAGTAATTTAGATATTAAATATAAAGGTATTACAGATGATATTATTACAGATTTTAATACATCAATTGGTAAAGTATACAAAGAATTAAAACAAGCAGATAGTGATTTATTAAAAAAGATTAATGATGCAAGTAGTTTAATTCCAAAAGCATAGGATAGTGCTGTTACAACATATGAAGCGTTGAAATATGTATGGAGTGACGGTAATAATGCTTCTGATAAATGTGTTGTTGGTGCAGGATAGACTAATGTTGTTTTAAAAGATAATAAGGTTCAATTTGTTTTAGGAGCATGGAATAATGGAACAACAAAGCTTCGTTATACTGAAATTCCAGAAACAACTACAGCACATAATGGTCTTTTATCTATTGATTCTAAATAGAAATATGATAATTATGCAAATGAGATTCAAACAATTAATCAAACTATTACTGAAGTTAAATAGAATTTAAGAACAGAAACAACTACACGTTAGACTGAAGATAATAAGTTACAAACTAGTATTGATACAATTAATAATACTACAATACCTAATTTACATACAACTATTACAACAGACGTTAGTAATAAATATGATCCACAAATTAAGACAATTAACGGTAAGATAACAAGTGAATCTACTACATTACAAGGTAATATAGATAATCTTAAAACAACATTACAAACTGATTATGACACTAAATTAAGCGAATTGAATACTTCTATTAATAATAAAGTATATAAAGTATTAGATGGTAGAATTACAAGAGAAATAGATACTGTAAATACAAATTATAAAGCAGAAGATAAGCGTTTACAAGGTGAAATAGATAAGATTAATAATACTACTATTGATAAAAAAGTTAATGATCTTAAAACAGCATTAGAAGATAAGTATGATCCAGAAATAAAGACAATTAAACAAAATATTTCTACTAATTAGTCTGATATTATTGATAATAAGTTACCAAGTTTAAAGACTACTATTGAAACTGATTATAATAAGAAAATAAATGATGAAACAAATCAAAGAAAGATAACAGATTCATCGTTAAAAACAGATATTGACTTATTAACAAAATCAGTTAATACGATAAATAACATTATCGGAACAATAGATAAAGATAATAACAAAAATATTATCGATATGTTTAAAGATGTAAATCAATCTATTACAGATATTAAGCAATCTATTATTCAGTTAGATACTCGTATAACATCACTGGAAGCAACAGGTTCAACACATCCAGATATTGAAGATAGACTTAAAGTTCTTGAATCTAAATATGATTAGATAACAACAATGTCTAGTGATATTACAGATATTAAGCAAAAACTTAATAATATTAATGTTGATCATGAAAACTTATATAGTGGTGTAAAAGCTTATAATGAATCATTAAACTATAATACAATTCCTGATGAATAATAAATATAATGGTGATATAGAAATGAAAAGCTATATCACCATTTATTGTTTTCAGATAAATATAAAAAATATAGATTTTAATATATATGAATGTTTATGATTTACCTCCTCGTAGACCAGGAGTAAACACATGTCACCCATGTCCACCTCCACCACCAATGCCTCCACATTGTGGTCCTCATCATGGTCCATGTCATGATCCATTCCATGATCATTGTTGTGAACCTCCACATCATTGTCATCCACCATATTAGATAATTAATCATTATAATAAAGTATGTTTTAAAAATTATGATGAAGCTGTTAGTAAATTAAAAGTAAAGAATTTACTTCCTGGTGAAATGGCATTTGCTTATTATTTTGATAAAACAGCAGATTATGGAATTAATGCTATTGCAGCTGTTGGCTCAATTAAATTAGGTGGAACTAATATTATCTATGATAATGCTGATAAAGTTCAACAACTTATGGATAAATTATAGGATACAGTTTCTGCAAATAATGAAAAATTTGATTCTATTAAATCCAAATTAGATATGTTAGATGATATTTCAACAAAATTAGATAATATTATTAAAAATGATTCATCAAATTCATCTACAATTACTAGTTCACTTGATGGTATTAAAAAAGATATAGAAAATCTTAAAGATTCTGATACTTCTATATTCGAAAGACTAGATACTATTGATTCTCAAGTAAACCAGATTGGTGAATATTTAGAAACTCATGAAGAATTTGCACAGGCATTGGATGCATCTGTAAAGAAACTTCGTGATGATGTGGATAATATTGGACTTGATGGAAAACTTAATGAGTTAGATTAGAAGATTGAACAAACAAAGCAAGACATCCTTACATAGGCTACTGCAGATCATGCTAAACTTAAATCAGACTTTGAAAAGCAAATCAATGATTTATCTACTAATTACTCAAGTAGTCTTGACGATCTTAAAGTTGCAATCACTGCAGAAATTGAAGCTGCAACAACTCCTATAAAAAATAATATTTATGATTTATAGGTAAAAGATGGTGTATTAGATAAGAAAATTGATGATACAAAAGTTGAAGCTGTTACAGAATCTAAACAATATACTGATAAGAAATTTGAAGATACAATGCAGGATATTAATACTTCATTAACAAAAATGAAGAATGATATTCATGATTTATCAGATCTTATTACAGAATCAAAAACTAATGCAACTACTGCACATCAAGAATTAAAAAATTATATTGATGGAATTAAAGCAAATATTACCGGTGAAAATACAACATTTAAAGGTGAGGTTACTGCAGAACTTAATTCTCAAAAACAATATTTGAAAGATTCAATAGACGGATTTAAGAGTGAATATACTGCATCAACAAATGATTCTATATAGAGAGAATGTGGAAAAGTATAGGCAAAACTTGAAGAGTTTATTAATACAGCAAATACAAAACATTCTGCAATTGAAGCAAAAATTTCAACGATTAACCAAAATTTTGATACATATAAAACAGAAGTAAACGGTCAAGTTGATAATAAGATTGCTAAGTTAAATACAAATATGAGAAACTATCTTGATGACGCAATTTCTTAGGATAGAATTCATTATGATGAAATATATGCACGTAAAGATGAAATGCATAAACAAATAAGTGGAGGTAAAGGTATTGTTATTGAAAATGGAGTAGCAAACCTTACTATTGATGATAATGGTATTTTAACAATTGGCGGTAAACGTTATCAGTTAACACAGATTTAATATTTTATTAAATAAACAATTATAAAGAGACTATTTTTCGCGAATAGTCTCTTTCTTTTTAATAATAAATATAAAAAGAAATTTTAAACAAATATAAACATGGCAGGATTTATGGATAATAACAAATATGGTCATCATAATGTTCCACCTGTTGGCCTTAATGGATTTAATAAGATATGTTTCACTGATTAGAAAGAAGCAGAAAATATGTTGTTAAATAAGGCGTTGTTACCAGGTTAGCTTACATTCGCATATTATTATGATAATGATTCAGCTAATGGTATTAATGTCATGGCGGCAGTAGGTACATTAAAAGGTGAAAAAGACAATCATATTTTTGTTAGTTATGAAACTATAAATTAGTTAATTGACTCTATAGATGATTCTTTGGATGATTATGATACTAGCTTAATATATATTCGTAAGGAAGTTATGAATAAACTTTCTGTTTTAGAAGATGAATAGACTAAATTAACAAATAAGGTTGATAATCTCTTACCAGATATGCAACCAAAGTTTGATGAAATATATACAAAGTTAGAGGAATTAGAATCAACAGGGAAAGAATATACTGATACTAAAGTTAATGAATTAACTGATTATATTAATTCTTCTGTAATGGAAAAGATTAATAATTATGAAGGCACAATGTCTGATATAATTTTGGATGCATCTTCTAAATTAGATACAATGCAGAAAGAATTTGAAGAAAAAGCAGAAGAAATTCTTAACAGAAGTGAAAATGTATATAATACTCTTGATGTTTCTCTTCGTAATTATGTTGATAATGAAATGTTAGGAATGCAACAGTATGTTCATTCAGAAACAACACAGGCAGTTATTGACATGAATGCCAAATATGCTGTTTTGAAAAAAGCAGTTGCATCTATAAATGCATCAGTTAATGATGTAGATATTAAACATAACAAAAAGGAAACAGAATTAAATAGAACTATTGTTGAAACAGCAACGCAATTAACAGAAGATTTACAAGTTGCTAATGTTTCACTTATTAATTATATTAATCAATAGTCAGAATTATTTAATAAGAGAATCGATAAAAAGATTGATGAACTTGAATTTAATGTAAAATCTAAAAATATTGATTTAACAAATACTGTAGAAGAATATCAGCATAATATTAAAAACGATATTGCTGTATTCAATACATCTATGAGAACTTTTGTTAAATCAAGTCTTGCCACAGTTTAGACAGATGTAAATTCAAAGTATTCAGAATTAAAAACATATGTTACATCAAATGATGCATCTTTATTAAATTATGTTAATGCACTTGAAGTTGCATAGAGAACATATATCAATAAGCATGATTCTGAAATTAAATCTTGGATTGCAACTGCTAATACTTCTTTATTTAATATTGTACGCTCAACTGATAGTAAGTTAAAGGATGATATTGATGCAATGGATTCACGTCATCAGGCAATGTATCGTTCAGTAGAATCAAGACTCGATAATCTTATTGATGATATTTCAACAGATCTTAATATCCTTGTTAATGAATATAATAAGGAAATTAAAAACTTTACACGTAAACATGTAAGTGATCTTGAAAATAAACTTAAGATTCAAAATGTAAGTCTTGTAAATTATATTGATGATAAAGCGCAGGAAGGTGTTAATGAAACACGTTTACTTAATGCATCTCTTCGCACACAATTAAAGAATACTGTAAATTTACTTAATACAAGTATTAACAATTCTATTCAATATACAGATGATGAAATTTCTAATTTAAAGACATATGTTGATAATGAAAATTCATCTATTATAACTTATGTTGATAATCAAGATTCAAAAGTTAAGTTATATGCAGAATTAAAAGATAAGGATGTCAGAAATTATATCGATGAATTAGAAGAAAAACTTAAGAAATATTCTAACGAAGGAAATTCATCAGTTGTTAATTACATTAAATTAACAAAAGAGAATATTGAAGAGTTTATTAAAAAACAGGATGAAGATACATTAAAGAAAGCATATATTCATGATGATGAAATCAGAAATAATATGATTGCAGATTATAATGCATTTGTTCGTAAGCAAAAAGATATTGATGCATCTTTATTAAATTATGTTAAAAATACAGATACTTCATTATTTAATTATATTAAAAATAGAGATGAACAAATAAAGAGATGGATTGCTATTGGTGATACTTCAATTTATAATTATTTCAAGTCTATTAATACATCATTATTTAATTATGTAACAAAGAAAGATACAGATTTACAGAATACTATTGTAAACACCGGTACAAAGTTACAAAATGATATGGAAGTATTCAAGACAAATGTTAATTCAAAAATTGATTCTGCGAATATTAATCTTGATAATAAGATGAATTCTTATAATACTTCTATGATGTCTTATATTCAATCTAATGACATTTCTATTATAAGTGCAGTTAACAGTAAAGATCATGATCTTGAAACAAAATTGAATAATGAAATTTCTAAAGTAAAAACACAATTAGAAACACAGGATTCATCAATTTTGAATTATGTATTAAATGCAGATTCATCTATTAAGAATAACATTGCTATTATTAATGACACTATTAATAATGAACTTAGAATTGATATTAAAAAGCTTAATACAAAAGTTGATGTAACTGAATCATCTATTGTTAATTATATCAATACTAATGATCATAAATTAGGTTCTTATATTGATACAGAAATTACTAAGGCTACAAATAATTGTAAAGCAAATGATTCTTCTGTTGTTAACTTTATTAAGAAAGAAGATACATCTATTGTTAATTATGTTAATGGTACAGTTAAGCAGGACTTGCTTAATATGATTAATGATACAAATACATCTATTATTAATTATGTTGCTGCTAATTCTTCATTATTTAATTATATAGTAAATAATGATACTTTACTTAAAGCACTTATTGAAAGTAAAGATGGGTCTATTCTTAATTCATTAACATCTGCAGATGCTTCAATTATTAACTTAATAGAAAAATACAATACAGAATTAACAAATAAAATTAATTTAAATGATTCTTCTATTAATTCTAAGGTTGATAAGTTTAATGCTTCTACATTCAGTCATTTCACATTACAAGATGCAAATATCCAAGCTAAATCAGATTTAGCAGATACATCTATCGTAAGTTATGTAGATTCACAACTTTCTGGATTTAATACAAGTATTAATCAATCAGTTTCTAATCTTAATAATAAGATTGATACAGTAAAGAATGATCTTGAAAATACTATAGAAACTAATAATACTTCTATTGTTAATTATGTTAAAGCACATGATGCTGAAATTGAAAACATGATTGCAACAAATAAGGAAGTTTATAACTATATTAATACACAAGATACATCTATTGTTAATTTTATTAAGAAACAAGATTCAGAACTTGATAATAAAATTGATATTGTAAACAGTAATCTTAATAATAAATTAGATACACAGAATGCAGAAATAAAACAAGAAGTTATCGATAAGGCAAATGAGGTTTATTATACATTATCAAATAAGATAACAGATTTAAGTAATACTGTACAGGATAATGATACTTCTATACTTAATTATGTTAAAGCTTCTGATACTGATTTAAATAATAACTTATTACAATTAGATACTAAACTTCATAACGAATTAGATAATAATAAGACAGAATTAAATAACACTATTAATTCAGCTATTACTGATTATGAAAATAAGAGAACTGATTTTGAAACTAATGTTAATAATGCTATAAGTGAATTTAAAACAGATGTTTCAACAAAATTCTCTTCATTCAACACAACACTTCATAATGAAATGAATGAGTTAATATCTAATGTTAATACAAGCATTAATGTTACAAATTCATCTACTATTAATTATCTTGAAAATGAAATTTCTAAAATTGATAATAAAGTTAATAATTAGAATTCATCTTTATCAGTTGCATTTGAAAATTATAAAACTGCAACAGATACTATTCTTAATAATAAATTAGAAACAGTTAAGACAGATCTTGATAATACAATAAAAGATAAATTCACTGAAGTTGATATTACTCTTGACAAAGCAAAGACAGAATTAATTGCAACTAATGAAATATTTAAGAATGAAATTAATAATGATATTATTAATTTAAATACTGAAGTTGATAATAAATTAAATGATTTCAAATCATATGTTGATTCAGAAAATATCAGTCAGGATATTAAAAACGAAACACGTTATAATACATTAAAGAATGATATTTCAACATTAGATAATCAGGTAAATACCCGTATTACCACACATGAGAAATTATGTGCTGCTGATATTGAAAATGCAAAAATTGAAATCAATAATAAGGTTAATACTGTTAATTCATCATTAGTAAGTTATATTGATAAGAATGATACTGAGATTAAGCAGGAATTTGCAAACAGATTAGCAGATTTAACAAATTATGTTAATACACAAGATGCTACATTAGATAGAAAGATTGATAAAGTTAATCATGATTTAACTGAAACAATTACAGATGTAGATTTACGCGCAACTACCGGTATTAATAATCTTAGAACTGATATGAATTATGAGGTAGATAGATTAGATAATAAGATCGATGCTACTGAAAGAAGTATCAGAACTGATTTTGAAACTGCGGATAATGCATTACGAGACGAAATAAAAAAGGTAGATCATGATATTCGCCAGGATATGAATTCTAAGGATAATGATTTACAATAGCAAATATCAGATGTTAGTAAAGATCTTAAACAATTTGTTGTTGATTCATCTAATATGATTACAAAACATATTGCTAATGTTTCTTCTGATATTCATAATGTTATTTCCGATACATCTACATTAATTTGGGGTTATATTGATAATACATCTGATGCAATTGTTAATTATGTTAAATTATTTGATACATCACTTAAGAATTATTCAGATATAGAAGATAATAAATTAAAATTAAGAATTGAAAATGTTTCTTCTAAATTGATAGATGTAAGTAATGCGTTAGATAGACTTATGGGTACTGGCGATGTTACTACAGCTATAGATACATTTAAAGAAATCGAAGAATTCTTAAAAGCATATAGTAATAAAGATTCATTATCAGCATTATTAAAAACGAATTCAGATACAGATAAAGCATATGCAGATTCTATATTAAAACGTTTTAAAGAATATATTGAAAATTATATCTTAGATGGATCTACAGATATTATCAATAAGATATATAATACATCAAATGATATTGTTCATTTCATTCAGGATGTTTCAAATAAGTTTAAGTCTTATATTGATATTCAAGACGGTAAATTAGATGGAAAAATTACTGCATTAAGAACTGATCTTGATACAACAAATAGTAATATTACTGATTTAAAAGATTATGTTGATGATCAGGATGCAGCAATAAACAGAAAGATTACAACTTTATCAAATACAGTAGATCAAAATAAGACAGATATTAATCAGAAAGTTGATTTATTGAAAGATTATGTTAATAATGATGTTTCTAATAAGATTGTTGCGTATGTAAATAATGTTTCCAATAACATTGTTAAATATATTGATAATACATCTAATGCAATTGTTGGTTATGTAAATAATGCTTCTAATAAGATTGTAACTAAATTTGAAACTGAAGTAGGAAGATTAGATACTCGTATTAATAATACTTCTGACTATATTGTTCATTATTTAAATGATACATCAGATGCTATTGTTGAATATATCACAACAAGATCAAATACGCTTAACAGTAAGATTGATGACGTTTCTGATTATATTGTTCACCAATTTAATGATGTTTCAGACGGTTTATATAAGTTAATAACACTTAAGTATAATAATTTATCATCATCTATTGGCGATACTATAAAGAAACATGATGAGGATATTCAGAATGTTCAACGATATGTTAATCAATAGATTGCAGATACAACTGATACATTAAGACAAGAAATTAAAGTTGTATAGGATAATGTAACTGAAGTAGATAGAAAATATAATGAAAAGTTTGTTACTTTATATAATAAAGATCTTAAAGATGTTAATTCTTCTATTAGTAAGTTAAGACAAGATTTCGTTCAGGCTGATTATGATTCTAGTACATAGATTTATAATTATCTTAATGGTGACTTTAAAAATAGCATTACTACTAATATAGATAGTGTTAATAAAACATTAACAGATTATATTAGAAATAATAATAAAGCAGTATCAGATCTTAATACTAAAGTTGACAATACGAAGACTGAAATAATGACTCATGTTAATGCAAGTTATATTGAAGTTACTGGAAAAATCGATTCTGTTAATACAACATTAACAAAAGATATTAATACAAAATATAATACATTAAATGGTAAGATTGACGGTATTAATACAACATTATCAGAATCTATTACAACTAAATATAATACATTAAATGATAGAATTACTTCTGTTAATAATACATTAACAAAGAGTATTGAAACAACAAGAGATACTTTACAAGGTAATATTGATTCGGTTAATACTAATCTTATTAAACGTATTGATTCATATAATTCATCATTAGCAAATTATACTGATGCTGAATCTACTAAATTATCAACTGCAATTAATAATGTAAATTCTACATTAACTTAGAAAATAACATCAGAAATTTCTAAAACAAATCAATCTATTAAAGATCTTTAGACATATGTAGATACTACATATTGGCAAAAGATTACAAATCATGTTGATACAAAAACAACTGAATTGTCTGAACAGATTAAAACATTAGAAACAAATGTTAATAATAAGTTAAATGATAATTTTGTAAGTAATGATGATCTTAATTCATTTGAATCAAAAATTAAACGTTATGTAGATGATTAGGATAAGTTGTATGATGGTTCTGTAAATGATTTGTCAACAAGATTATCAACAACTAATACAAATCTTAAGAATCTTAAGGATCAATTTACAGCATTAACATCAGAAAATGTAGATGGTACTATTAATACATATAAGGAAGTAGAAAAATTCTTAAAGAATATTAATGATACAACAACATTAGTTTCACTATTAGCAACTAATAAAAAAGAAGCTATTGATGCCGCTAATCAATATACAAATACAAGTATTAATAACTTTAAGAATAATTATATTACACCATAGTTTAATTCATATAATAGTAAATTTGATGCTATTAATGGAAGTGTAAATAATATTGAGTCTAAAGTTACAAAATTAACATAGCAATCAAATACATATTTAACTGCTATTACTGCTGCAACAACAACAGCATTAGGAGGTATTAAATTAGGTTATGTTGATTCTGAAAAGAATGTTGCTGTAAAACTTGAAGAACAGAAAGCATATGTTACTCTTACAGATACAGCTATTAAGAAAGCACTTGGTTTCACACCAGCAGCTCAAAATGCGAATGGTGAAGCATATACATTAACTGCTGCAAGTGATATTAAATTAGGTGGTATTAAAACCGGATACACTCCAACTGGTGCAAATGCAAGTAAGCAATTACCTGTTTCTGTTGATACAAATGGTGCAGCTTATGTAACACTTACAAATTCCGCAGTAACAGGAGCATATTCATATACATTACCAACAGCAAATCAATCTGAACTTGGTGGTATTAAAACAGGTTATAGAGATAATGGTAATAATATACATGTAAAGGTTGATGGTACAGGAAATGCATATGTAACACTTACTGAAACAGCAGTTAAAGGCGGATATAGTTATACATTACCTACTGCAGGTACTTCTACACTTGGTGGTATTTGTACAGGATTTAGTAATACAGGTTCAAAAGTAAAAGTTGATATGAGTAGTAATAATGCTTATGTCGAAATTACAAAAGCTGCGATTACATCAGCATTAGGTTATACTCCATCTCAACCTATTACAGATGCAAATGGAAATCCTGTTGCATACGTATTACCAACTGCAACTGGAAGTGTATTAGGTGGTATTAAAACTGGTTATACGTTATCAAAGGATGGCACAACATTAAATGTACCAGTTAAAGTTGATGCAAATGGTAATGCATATGTAAGTATAACATTAGCTGATTTAGAAGGTATAGGTACAATAACTACTAATAATATTGGTGGAAATGTTACTAATATAATAGCATCTGACGAAGCTTGGGTTACAAAACAAGAGTATAATAACTTAGGAAATAAAGGTACTAAGACTTATTACATTTATGAATAATAATTCATAAATATTAAATAATAAAAGAGGTATAGAAATGATATTCTATACCTCTTTATTTTTATTCTGATTTTTTATTTCTTGTTCTTCTTGTTTTCTTTGGTTTATTAATTCCAAAATCTTTTTCTATTTCATCTATAAAAGAATCTATTGATACTAAAGCACTTGGATCATCAATAAAAGGATCTAATTCTAAAAGAAACTGTGAAAAATCATTTCTATCTCGTAGAAATGCATTTAATCCTCTTCCTGAATCATAAACAAATTGAATTATAATGTAACCATCTGGATCATTAATAAAACTAAAACCAATTGTTTGCTTTATATCAACAAATGTTTGTCCGACTCTTATAAATGATTTTAATTTTCTATTTTTAAAAAACTCTTCATTTAACTCTAAATTGTCCATAATTATTCAAATAATGCATTTGCTGTTTTTACTGTTCCATCTGTATTAATATATTTGTCCATTCCCTTAAAGATTTCTGCTTCAATAGCTTTCTTCTTATCATAACCTTCATATTGTGTACCTTTAAGCAATACTTGTGATTTAAGATTCCAGAAACTTTCAGATGGAATATCACTAATCATATAATCTAACGATTCTTTATAATCTTGTATATGTTCAGGGAATAGTTTACTATTAAGTTCTACTAATACACGCTGACGCATTAATCGCTCACTGAAATCAATATCATTTATATCACGTTTACATACTTTCTCAAATACCGGTTTTAACTTATATTCGGAATCTACTAAATCCTGCACAGTACTGATACCGATTATTTCACGAACTTTCTTTTCCTTACCAGGAGTAATTCTTACTTTACGTCCGTCTTTATACCAATTATAAAATGAAGGAACACAATCTCCATCATCACCACAGAAAATCTTATCTAGAACAACATCATTTGGATTCTGTACAGATAATTCCATTATTGTATTTGCCTGAAGTAATTGTTTAATATATGTTTTTGACATATCTTCATTTTCAAAGAAAATATCAAAATTTGAATCTACTGTATTATACCATGTTTCAAATGATTCTGGAACATAAATATGTCGTTTACTTCCTTTACCCTTACCTGTTGTATTATAGACGATACAATATTGATGTGTTATAGGATTAAAATCAATAAGCTATCTAATATCAGCATCTGCACTTACTATAATAACATTGTAGTTTGGATATTTCTCAAAAACAATTTCTTTACACATTGCTGCAATATCGTCTGCTTCACAATGTTCAATTTTAGCAACATGCATAGAATTTTTTGATAAGATCTTAAGAAGATCATCAGAACATTGAAATATATTATCCCAATTAATTGACTCTGATTTCTTTCTATTTGATTTATATCCAGGATTTAAATCATCTCCCGGTAATACATCCTTGCGCCATGCATGCTGTGAATCTGTTGCGATAATTACGTTTGTTGGTTTAAATATATTAAGAATTGAACATACATCAGTTGTAAATTTATACATAAATGAACGTACATCTTCAATTCTATTATAACCATTAACCTAACCATACAGACTATTCATAAACAATGATCTGAATAAAAGGTTAGACCAATCCAATACCAATAATACTTTTTTACTTTCCATTTCTCTAAAATACGAAACTCGTTTTATTTTATATAATTATTTATTAGTATTGTTTAGTTAAAGTCATTTTTATATAAACTATATTATTCACCTATAATCTTATACCAATATAAATTATAATTTGATTTCTGTTGTTCAACTTTATTTGTAAATCTTTTTACTGCTAATGCATAAGATGCTTTAATAGTCAATTCAAATATAGGAGTTTTATAAGATGACAAATTTGCTATGTTTTCTGATTCTATATTTGTAATATTAGTATCTTGGGTAATTATATGTGTTTCTTTTGGATTTAATTTTTTTCCATCTTCTGTATTATATAATATAGGAATATTCTTAGATGAGAAATTGTCATGATTTGAGCCGGTAACAACATCTATTTTTTGCGTTTTATCGGAATTATTAGAATCTTCATCTTTAACAGTTATCTAAACATTATAGAAAGGAACTATAAAAACAGAATCTGCATATGATGCTAAGTCCTCGACTGTAATTTCTTTTTCATATATCTTTGATATAAGAGATGTAAGTTGTCTTTTAAAGTCTTCTGTTAATCTTATATCAAAAATAGATTCCCATTTAATTAAACAACCTAATTTCTAATATAACATTATATCACATAATTTTAATGGTTGCTAATCATTTATAACATATTGATCTGTTTTTGATTTTAATTTGTCATCATTTATAAACAATGTAGGCATATATTTATTATTGAAATAAACCTTTCTACAATAATCCAAATTCCCACTAGAGATAACAATATATAAATTACCAGACAATAATTCCTAAACAGTCGGCACATATGTTCCATCATATTCTACCGTTTCTGTTCTATCTTCTATTTCTTTATTTTTCTGTTCTTTATCATAATTAATATATTCATATCCTATTGGCATTATAGAATAACTGTTTTCACTGTTATTATCAAAAAAATATAATCCTTTATAGTCATCCTACGCTATATATGAATCATTTAATGCTTTTAAATATTCATATCCATATTCTACAAAAATATCTTCTAATGATGCTTCATTTGCATTAGTTGCGAATACAGGATTAAGTACACACCCAGCAAATTGCATTGCATTATATGTTTTATTTGTATTATTGGGATCTTTATATTTTTGAAAATGAACATAATCATAATAATTGTCATTTAATTCATTATTATCAAAATATGTTTCATTTTCTTTAACTATATATTCTTCTGCATTTATATCATGTCTATATGTACCATAATTTCGATAAAAATCATTATTTACTTGATGTTCATCTGATGCAATATCAGCTACTTTTTTATTTTCAATATCATATGATAATCTATCATAACGTGAAAACTCAAATATATTAGTATATGTCCTTAATATTTTCTCATATTCATTATTAACAATATCTGCCATATTTATATGTACGTATAAATATTTATAATATTTATTAAATGTATATCAACTATTTAAAGAAATAAATATTTAAATCAATTTTAATACAATTTTATTAAATGGCGACAACAAAAGATAGTAATAAACTTACAATATATAAAGGTAAACTAGAAGAATATGCATTTATTCCTTTAGATGTTTCTGAAGTTACCTCTTATGACTTTACTAATAGTATTATTTGTAATGATGGTAGTACATATATTAAAAATATAACTGCAGATTCATCACTATATAATTTTATTAAAGATAAACTCATGGATGCTTCTGCTCCTGCAATTAGATATAAAGAAGGAGAACCTCTAAATTCAACAATAAGTATAACTAATGGAACATATAATATAAACGGATATTTAAGTAATAATATGTTAACACATAAAATAAAACTATATTATATTGAAAATTTTAAATATACATTGGATGCATCACAATATACTGTAAGTGATGATGAAAATACAAACGTAGTAAATAGAGGAGCTACTTATATGTTTACTATTATACCTAAATTAACAAAAGACGTCTCAGTACTTGAAGCATCTCAAATGCCCGTTGAACCAGGAGGTGGATCTGGTGGAGGATCTGGTTCTGGTGGAGGTGATACAAGCACAGGAGAAACAGAAGATCCAAATAAAAAATATAATATTGTATTTAGTGTTGATGGAAATCAAACATTATCATTAACACGATTAGGTGCAACAAATAATTATAAATTAGGTGGAACTTTAGTTATTAAATATGAGTAGTTTGATAAATCTATTAAAAATGATACAGGAACAATTAGTACTATTACAAATAATAATAGTAATTATGCATTCTTGATATATTTAGGTAACGCTCAACAGATTTGTTTGATATAGAGAATTGATGGATATAATACAGCATCAAATTTATGGGAAGGTAAAATTAATATAAATTTAGATGAAAAAAACTTATCATATACACTAAGACCTGGTACAACAATCAGTTGTGAATTACATATGAAAATTTCAAAAGATGTACCAATTTTTTCAAAACATGGTTCACGATTAAATTCATATGTTGCATAGAATAGTTAGGGGATGGATAATTTAGGTTTATATAAGTTTACAATAAACAACAATATTTTTGTTCCAAAAATAGGTACAGCAAAAGCATATTTCTTATAGTCTTTAATAGGATATTATGGTTCTTGGAACCAAACAGTAATGAATGTAATGAAAGTTAATAATCAATTTGGTTCGAAAACTAGTGGTATTTTTATTATTGTATCAGATGGCAAATATCTAAATTACGCCAATATTTCTAGTAAGATTACGTCAAATATACCAACTTATGCAGTTGGCGATTTTAAAGTAGCAACAACTGACCATAATAGTATATTCACATCTCCACTTAATAATAATAATAATAATACAACTGTTGCACTAGATGGTCCTTCGATATTTTTGTATGATGAAAGTAATAAGCAAACAAAAATAGACAAAATAAATGGTTATGAAACTGATAATAATATATTTGATGAATCATATTTTAAACATAAATCAGGAACTAAATTTCCTGTTCCTGCTAGTACAGAACGTAAAAAAAATATTATTAACTTAAATAACTATAAATATCTTATGTATAAACAGAGTTCTTCAAAACTGAATCATTATTGTGGTATACAACTTACTAATGCAGATTTAAGTGCATATGAAGGAAAAACATTTAATGTTGTATATGAAGTATGGACATATAATAAAACGAATTCAGATTTTTAGCCTTCTATAAATACACCTATAAAAAATAAAGATGGTGAATATATATTAACCGCTGTAAGCCCATCATAGAATTTAAACTAGAAAATTGATAGAATTGATTGGGAAACAGGAGGAGGTGGAGGAACAACGATCAAACCCGTAAATATTACATATACTGCAACAGTAACACAGTATAAATTATATAGTTTTAAATTATCAAAAACAGATTCAACAACAGGTGTATATGAATATACATTTACAGATTAAATATAAAAGAGAGATAGAACTTAGCAATATTCTATCTCTCTTTACTTTTATGAAAATATTATATATTTAATTTTTATAGGAATCTCATTAGGATTATATACTAATAAACTCTATAATAAATTTTTTGCTTTTAATTGTTTATCGTCATCTTTACCAATTATCATATATCCGTCACCAATTCTTAACCATAAATCATTTGATGATAAGTATTCCATATACTTATATAAACCTATTACACATTCAACTGATGTATCATCATGTGAATCTACAAATTTTACATTTGTTTTATTAGGATTATTTTCCCATAAATCATTATCTTCCGAATTTCTATTTGCATCTATATACATATCAGGATCATGATATTTTATAGGTTCATCATCAAAAACTCTTTTTTCTTGACTTGCTGGTAATCTATAAAACTCATCATTTATATTCCAATCTGTGTCATATGCAGGTATATATAAATTGTCAAAACTGTTTGTGAAACCGTCATTTGATGAAATATCATTTAATGGTAGATTATCATAATCTTCTATATAAGCACGTTTCTCTTCCGGTATCAATGCATTTATCTATACAGAAGCTAACGCTTTTTCAAATAACATTGCTTTCTTTTTTGATATAATATTACCTTCATAATAATTACTTAATCGTTCAATCGATACAGGAACACAAACTTCAAGCTAATCCGCTACATGATTTACCCATAATACATTTGTATCATATTCTTCATCATTTGGCCAATTAGGAATTAATACAATACCGCGCATTGCCCCATTAGGATATTTTACATTTCCTATACGTTTGTTTAAATCTTCATAACAATTAGACGGACCTACAGAATTCATCATTTTAAATATAAATTTTTTAATCGCATCTAATACTTTAACTATATCATATATATTATACGATGATAAAGGTTTTGTAAAATATTTCTAATAAATCTAAGGATATTTTTGTATTATAATATCATTGAATTTCTTTGAAAATATTAAAACACCATTCTATTCAAAACATGGTAAGAAAAATCTTTTGATAACATCTATTTCATAAACAAATGTATTAAAATCATCGGTTATAGTTTCACTCAATTTTAAAAACTCTCTGTATATATCACAATTAATTTTATAATTATTAAGTTTAGAATTATCTGTTTTATCGCCTACCAATCTTGGTTTATATTTTTCTAATAAACTTATAATGAAATCTTTTGTAACAATAGGTTCAACAAATGGAGAATCTGCAAATTCTCCTATTTCACCTTTATTATTTTCATCATTTCTTAATATAGGAATAACCTTAACATTTCTTACTATAAAGTTATATCCTTCTTCTGTACTTTGAAAGTTTATATAGTCTATTTGCTTGCTAGAACTCTCTGTATCGTCATAACTTTTAATAGATATAGAAACAGGTACCTTTAACTTATTTAATTGATTCTGGACCAAATTTACAAAGGTTCCGTATGTTTCCCTTACTGTTTCACTCTCTACATGAACATTACAAACCTTATTATTTTGTTTATATAAAATATCAAATCCTATATTACAATAACTTTCATAATCTTCTATAGATGAAATAATATCGCTTATTAAGAAAAACTGTGATTTATATGTTTCTCCGTATTCATTACCCTGTAAAAGATATGCGGAATGTGGTTGAAGTATTTTAGTTTCTACTGTATACTAAGTTATACCGGCAGCATGTATAGTCGATAAATCAATAGATGCAAGAATATTTCCATTTGAATCTGTTATTTGTCCTTCTGAACCAGATATATCAAATGATGTATCTTCTTCATTTATTGTAGATGTACATGCATAACCAGAATTTGCTACATTATTATTTTTTGAATATAATTGATAAAATAAATTTTTATTCTTTGTTGTTGCCATTTCTGGTATATAATTTACTTTTTATATTTATTAAAAAATGGAATCTATAACAATAATAGATTCCATTTTATTATATATGTAATTTTTATAATTAAGCATTTTTAAAGAAACCATCGATTGTAGTATTCTTGAAATAGAATGTAACTCTACCTTGTGTAGGTATATTATTACCATAATAATTATGATTTGTCTAACCTGGACGTAATGGATGTTGAATACCTTTTTGTTGAGGAACAACTCTATTACCAGGAGTATGAACTTGAGTCTATACATTATTATGTTGTTGAGTATTAGATGGTGTACCTGTATTAGATGTAATAAGATCTAATAATTCTCTGATACCATCAAATCTATTAAGAATAGCATTCTCGTCAAGTCTATCAAATGAATTCTTCATTCTATCAACTGCTTCTGCAATATTATTAATCTTATTTGCAAATTGCTATAATGCATTATTACGAGCTTTTTCTTTATTAATGATTTCATCATCTAATGATTTTAATGCTTTACGAGCAGCTTCAAGTTTAGTTGTATATATTTCAACTTTGCTTGTAGTAACTTGTATCTATGCAGTAAATGTTTTTAACCTTGCAGTATATGTACGCATAGAACCAGAAGTAACATTCATATTTCTATTAATTTCAGGAGATGTTAATCTCTTTACATTATTAATAAACATATCAATATGAATTCCTAATTGTTTCTGACGTTGCATTTCTCTTGAAAGATAAATCATTTTCTTTGCAATCTCTAAATAAAGATCCATAAATTGTGATGTTCGTTGGAAATCAATACGATCTGATGCTTTTGAAACACCTATCATCTGATGTTGCATTTTTGTTAATACATTTCCAAAATTAGTAACTGTTGTAATAGGCTTAACTTTAGTATTAAATGATAATTGATTTATTATTTTCCTATATACACCAACAACTTTATATACAGAAACTACAAATTTCTGTGCAATATCAGCAGATGGTTTTGATGTTTCAAATATTTTACCACTTATGCTAAAATATGTCGCTAACTATGTTAATACAGATGTAAATTTAGAAGCAACTTCATTTCCTTGTGATAGAACTTTACCCTTATCATCTGTCATTGCAGTTATTATTCTCTTAAGATTATCTACAGAAGTCTTAATAGTTTTCATTACAGCATTGACTACTTTAGCGGTTGATTGAATTTTATTATATTTTTCCATATTTTCTTTCTTTGAAAGATTATTAGAAATAATAGTAATAAAATCAACAAATGCATTTGCAATGTTTTGAGATATTGTTCTTATGAATTTAGGTTGTAAACATAAATAATCCTTTGACTATGCAGTAGTTCCCTTTTTATTAGATGTTAATGTTAAGAAAGGTTTTAACGTATTTGAAAACTCTTTTACAGCTTTCATAATAGGATTAATAGTATTCTTTATAATATCTGCAATACTTTCTGCTTTCTCTATAAAACCTTCATTTGCAAAACTCTTTACAAGATAATTTATAAATTCTACAAACATCCTACCTACTTCTCTTGCAGCGTTAGTAAATGCACCACGTTTTAATTTCTTCGTTATCGGTATTAATTTGCCGTCTTTATCTTTAACATAATGATCTACATATACACCGGTTGCTAATTTAAGAATTGCATCAACATACTGTCCAACTCCTTCCATAACTGGTCCAATAGAACCACCAATAGCATTTAATGCATCTTCTGTTTTATTTCCCCAGAATGAACCATGTCGTTCAAATACTGTTACTAATTGATCTACAAAATAAGAAAATGTTGTAGCAACAGAAATTGCAGCCATTATAAAATCCATTGGTGTCACTTTAGCAAGATGTGGTACTGTATAATTACCATCTTTATCTTTCATATAATAATCAGTATATGTACCAGTTGCTAATTTCATAATAGCATCAACGAATTTCCCTACACTGTCCATAATAGGCATGATTGAATCCTTCATCGCATCCATTGCCCATATCATATTAGGTTGTAATTGTTTAAAAGACTTTCCTAACTAATCAATGAAATTACTAAAACTTGCAGCAACAAATATAGCTGATGTGAAAAATATCGATGGATCTACCTATTCATATTCAGGTTTACCATTTTTATCATAACCTGTTACTATTTGCATTGTAGAAACTTTAATAACGGTATCGACAAATTTTGATACTGCATCCATAACAGGTTCCATCACCTAACCAACTGTTGATATTGCAAACATTGCTTTGAATGACATCTTATCAAATGCATCACTTAATGACTATAAGAATATATTAAACTATGTTGAAATTGCGGTCGCGGCTTTACTAAAATCAGTTGCTGTTATTTTTCTAAATATAGGTTTCTTATTATTATCATAACCAATTATATATGTACCTGTTGCAACTTTCATTACAACATCTACAAATTTACCTACTGTATCTATAACCGGGTTTAACGCTAATGTTAATGCAGATAACGCTACAATTTTTAAGGCATCCATCGCTTTAAATCCATTGCTTAATCCTGTTAAGAATTCTGTAAATCCTTTTGTAACAGCAGAAGCAGCATCTGCAAATACAGTCGCAGGTAAATGTTCATACATAGGTTTACCATTATCATCATAACCAGCAATATAATTCATTGTTGCTACTTTCATAATAATATCAATGTAATCTGATATTGTTGTTAATATAGGGCGTAATGCCATTGAAACTATTAATGCCATTGCCTTACCGTCAAAATCACCAAACGCTTTAACAATTGCTTGCATTGAACCAAGAACACTATTAACATCATCTTTTGATTTACCTAACATTATTTCAGAGAACGTTTGAATCATCTTTGAATTACAAATTTCTGTTATATATTTCATCTACATAACAGTCAATGTTAATACTCCAAACACTGCCATGATAATAGGTGCAAATGCACCAGCGGCAATTGCCTATGCCATTTGTATTGGATTAGGCGCAGCTGCTTTTATAACATCATACATTACTTCATATAATGCAACAGCTGTTTTACCAGTCTCTCTCATTTTCTATTCATTCATTACCATAACAAGTGATAATGCTTTCATGAATAATACCATAACACCAGAAACAACAGTCATTATACCTCCAATTACAGTTAATACCGCGCCGCCTGCAATAATTAAAGGAAGTAATGGTGTTAATGCACCAATAGCAGTAAATACTGTTCCCATTATTGCAAATAATCCAATCATAGTTGCTGCGCCTAAGAATACTGCACCACCTTTGTTCAAATCATCAACTTTCTTCGCTTCATAAGCAAATAATAATAATGTCGCACCAGCAATATCCATTAACACACCAATTGCAGTCATAACAACACCGCCTATAATAGTATCTGCTAAGAATGGTTCTAATTTAGAAATACCAAACATTACTGCACCCATTAATGCTAATGTTCCAATCATAGTAGCAGCACCTAAAAATACTGCACCACCTTTATTTAACTCGTCTATCTTCTTTGCTTCATATGCAAATAATAAACATGCGGTTCCAGTTGCCAACATAACAACAGCAACAGCAGTCATAATAACTGCACCTATTGCTAATTCAACAGCAAACTTATCAGCGAATTTTCCTAATAAGTATAATACTGTTCCAAATATTGCAATAATACCTAAAACAACACCTGCACCTATTAATGCATCATCCCACATTTTACCAATAGGTATTAATATATCTTTTGTAATTAATGAAATACCTAATAAAATAAATGCCATAGCTGCAGTTGCTAATATAGCATAACCAGCTTTTTTACCGTCTACTTTAGATAATATGTATGTACCGAATATAAGAGCTGCAATAATGAATAATGTTATACCCATACCTATACCTGCTTCTTTACCATTCTAACCTATTGGTATTAATAAATCTTTAGTAATTAAAGCAATACCCATATAAATAACTGCTAATACAACAGTGGCTGCTACACTCCATAATGCTTGTTTACCGTCAATCTTTGATAATATATATGTACCAAATATTAATCCTGCAATAATAAACATTGTTGCTATTGCTCCTATCATTATATCACCAAAATTCTAACCAATCGGAACCAATATATCTTTAGCTATTAATGCAATACCCATATAGATAACGGCAAGAATTGCTGTTGCTGCTAATCCCCATAATGCACGTTTACCATTTATCTTATTTAATAATTGAACACCATATATTAAACCACCAATTATAGCAAGTGTAATAATTGCACCACCTATTATGTCTTCTGCTTTTTTACCAACAGGAATTAATAATGTTAATGATATAATCGAAACTAATGCAAAAATTAATGATATTTTTAATAAATTAGATGTTCCTTGTTCTATATCTTTATTTGCTTTAGCAATATATTTAACAGCAAAAATACCTAATGCTATAACTAATGAAACAACAAGTCCACCTGTCATAACATCTCCTAAACTATTACCTATTGGTGCTAATAAAGTTGCAGATACTAAAGCTATTATAGCAAATACTCCTGCAATCTTTAACATTGCATTTGTTGATGCATTAAGATTTTTAGAATCTATAGAAGATAATTTATTCACAAGATAAACTGAGCCTGCAACAAATAATGTCAATATTCCTAATGATGCTATAATTGTTTTAACACTATTATTCTTTACTGTTAATGCTAATAATAATAAAGACACAGACAATGACATTACCATTAAACCAATACCAGTTAATACACCTTGAGCATATTTTAAACTTTTATCAAGTTTCTGATCTGATAAATCTTTTATTAGATTCTTAAATCCATTTACAGCAAATCTTAATATTAATAAACTGACTACTACTGTACCTATACCTACTAATTTAGTTACTAAAGATAAACCTATTAATATACCACCAATAGTTCCTATTGCTATTGATAATATTTTTATAATCTCACATGAATTTTTTACATCTTTTTTAGGCAAGTCTTTAACTAAATCTGTTACGGTATTTTTCATGAATTTAATTAAATATCGTACAACTAATACAGACTCAACTATTGTTTTAAATGATGTAACTTTTATAGTTAATGCAATGAATATAACACTTAATAATAATGTACGCATTGCATTATCCCATGCTTTAAAGAAAGCAGATATTGCATTAACTTGTTTTACATTCCATTTTTGAGATAATATAGTATTAAAGAAATCAACTAATTTCTTTGCACGTTTTTCAGTTAATGAACTTACCGTAAATATAAAGTTTAATATCTGTACTTTTTTAATATCAAATAATGCATTTAATATTGCAAGTATACTATTAACAGATTTCTCTACTCGCTTACCACTTGGTATTTCATTAATAAATGTAGAAAAGAAACCTGCAAGTATTTTTGCTGTAACTTTATTTAATGTTCTAGCTAATTTGAAAACAGAGAATTTCTGATTTGGATCTGCAAGTTTTACAAGAGGATCTAATATACCACCTAAATACTTTATACTTTCATCTACTTTTAAATCACCTTTAAGATATTTAGAAATTGACTTAATAAACTATCCTAATTGTCTACCTAATAACCATCCTCTAATTGGATTTAAACTGATTTTCATTTTAAATACATTAGAGTCAACTAATTTAGATATACCACCCATTAAATCACCAATTGGTTTAATAAGCTTTTCTATATCTTTCTATTTAGGATTTGCTTTACTGATGGAATTAATTAATGCGGTAATAAATTTACCCATTCGCTTTGCTGTTTTTACGTCTAATTTGTTTATATTCTTCTATAGTTTAATCATATCTATAGCAACTAATGTAGACATTGTTTCAACAACAGCTTTTATAATACCAACACTTTTACCTACCTATTTAGAATTCTATAATGTTAGTCCCTAAATAAAATCAACAATATTCTTTGCACCTTCTGCATTTATTTCTGTCATTTTATTAATAGCTTTCAAAAAACTATCAATATTATCAAATGTATCATTATCTACTTTAAGACTTGATAAAACAGTATTTACATTTCCTATAGATGTGGCAACTTTATTTAATACGTCATTATCTATTGATTCCATTGCAACTAGTCCTTTTGATAGTTTCTCTAACTATTCACCGACTGTTGCTGCTGATTCATCTTTAGCTGTCTCAACAATACCCTATAACAAACTTACTATAGTACTGTCAGCTTTCTATTCAAGAGTTTCTTTCTTTTTCTCTTCATGCTGATTTACCATAGTATCAAGAATGTTAAAAATACCGTTAAGTGCTTCTTCAGAAGACATTTGTGCCATATCGTTTTAAATCGTTTAATTTTTATTTAGATGTTGTTTTCTTTTTCTATACAACATATTGGTTATGTTTTATCTATTTAACAGTATATATAATACCTGTTGTTTTATCATATAATGTTGAATATTCATATACATTATTATCATCACCATCTTTAATAGGTGTTTTTACCCACTTATTATATCCAGGTAATTTATCTGCTTTTGTTAATGAGTCTAATTGTAAAATATCTAATGTGTCATTTTTCATTGTTTTCACTGATTTAATAGAAACAGAATATGTAGAATCATTTGATTTATTGTTTCCTGTATTCTATTTTAAATCACAAGAATTAAATGAAAAAGTAAGGCTTAATAAAGATCCTAATAAAATATACTTCAAACTTTTCATAATTATTTAAATATTATTAGTTAAAATATTTAATATATTTATTAGTTATAAATAGACAATATCAATGTTTATAACTATAATAAATTAAGTAAAATTATATATTCATATATGGCAAGAAAAAAGAAAGACAATATTGAAGATGTTGAAAAAATAAAAACACCTAAAGCTATTGGTCCATATGATATTATTTCTATGATGTGTACTAATTTTGAAGGATTCAATAAATTATCTGATACAATATTAGATAAGAATTTCTTTTTAATTAATAGAGTATTTAGCATTAAATATCCATTGCAAGGTGCATTATTTAATAAGAATACAATTAATACTGCAGGTGTAATTAAGTCATGGGCAATGTTTATATCTAGTAAAGAAGGATATGGGCGTGTGCCTTATTTTGTTTATACAAAAGGTGCAAAAAAATCTGCTAGCACATCATCAAAGACTGATAAAATAGATAAAGAATTAATTAAGGAATATTGTAAACGTTATAAAATTAATCTCAAAGATTTTGAAACATTAAAATCTTTATATTATGATGAACTTATAACAGATGTTAAACGATATGAAAAATTAATTTCAATTAAAGAACAAGAAAAAAATATTTCAAAATAAATCATAATAAACAAAAATGATGAAAATTTATCCACAAAATTTAGTGAAGTCAATACAAACAATAATTGACTCAGGTAAAGTAGAAATTTCTACATTCAATTCATATGATGAATTTATTCCAGAAATTAATTCATGTGAAATTCATATAAAGTTTACAAAGAATTCAAAAGGTGATCGTGAGCCTATTATTATGGTTAATAATAGTGATATTACATCTCAATTCATCAATAGTTGGAGAACATCCGCACCTGGTAAATTTATGTGTAAAGATTATCGTAAAGACATAAAGGATTTTATTGGTAATACTTTATATCATGTAGTTAAATTTACATTAGATGGTGTTAAGATGCAAATGTTAGTAAGACTTCTTACTGAAATTACAGAAGATTGTACAGAATCTGATAGAAAAGAACTTATTAATGAATATGGTGATTTATCTATTAGTGGTAAGATCTTTTCTATTATTAAGATAATGCCAGATGATGGTAGAAATGGATGGAATTGTTGGGATCGTTATAAATCACGTGATAATAATTACATTATTAATCTATATGAAACAAATTCAGCTTATATTGATGAAGCAAACGATGACAATGACAATAATGAATGTGATGGAGATTCAAGTGAATCTGAACCATTGTTTTAATAATGATTAAGGATATAACACAAATAGGAAATAAACCTGTTAGTTTTATAAAGGAATTTATTAATAATTGTACAATAGAAGAAAAAATAGATACTCATTATGTCATTGTTGACAATTAAAAAAGCAACAGGAAAAGTCGTTGATAGAGTTGACATGATACTTAATAATATGTGGAGTCAACTTGTAACTGATTGGAATTTTATTAAACTTGCAAATCAAGATTTATTTAAAGAACATGTAGGTTATAATATATCAATGTTTTACTTTCCTAGTAATAAACCTTTATTAACAGAATATCCTAATAATATTAAATATCTTATAGATAGAATTACATATAATGATGAAAATATTAATCCCGATTCATTTATTAATAAAATCAGATTAAAAGACAAGTTTAATATATCGATTAAACATAATTTAAAAAAATTATTAACTAATGATAATATAATAAATCTTATTCAAAATATTAATGGTGATACAAAACTTAATTATGATTATAAGAATTTATTTTATGAGTTAATAGATAAATCTGACATATTAGCAAAAGAACCGGAAGGATATATATTTAAATGGAAGAAAAATCTTTATCAACTTATATTTAATAACAGAGAACGTATAAATCCTGAGAAAACACAATATGAATATCTGTTATGTGATTTTGTTTCTTACTGTAAAAGTATAAAATATCAAGATAAGATTCATCATAGTTATGTAAAAACAGTATGTGCATTATTTAATGATTATATAATAAATTGGGAAGAACAGAATCATAATATTGAAAATAATATAGATATAAATAGTATTCAATCACCAACATTAGGAACATCATTTGATATGGGATATGAATATATACCTGATATTATAACAATGAATTTATGTAAATCCAATGAATTATATAAAAGTATATTTAAAGTATTATTGGCAAATCTTAGAAGAGGTAAAGATAATAGTAAATGTATATACATGAATAAGAAGCAAGTTGATGATTGGAATATTATAATGAAAAATATCAAGGTAAGAACTTTAACAATTTAAGTATTTAATAAATATATAAAGTTAAATGCTAAATTAGGTTATGACTAGAATTATTTATAATATTACAAGTACACATGTAAATCCAGAAATTCCTGGTGACAATATATAGATATGTAATGAAAAACCAGTTAAAATTGAGAAAATTCCTGGTTGGATGCATATAGATCCTATTAATACATAGATAGATTTAGAATCAGTTGCATATCAATTATCTGATTATAAATTTACACCTGGATTTACTGTAACAGTAGATGATTTACTTCATCCTAAACCATTAGATTATGAAACAACACCTAAATTTAAATAATAAGAAAAGAGGAATAACAAATGATGTTATTCCTCTTTATTTTTATAGTGACAAATTAATATTCATTAAATCAAATAATTTATTTAATTGATCTGTTGTTTGAACTTCTACTGAAGCCACAGTTTCCATATCATCATTTTGAATAATACAATTCCAATCTCTACCAATCATATTGGTATGACCATTATTAATTGTTATTGTAAATGTATGATTAATAGGCCCTACTGTTTTTGTGAAAACATCCATAGATTCAAAATCACCAAATCCACTATCATAATCATATTCAAAATTATGAAAGATTAATAAATCTTTTGTTATATCCATTTTAAAATATATTTTTAATTAAATATCTTCTTCATATGTATCATCATCCTCGTCATCATGACTATTTAATTTATCATATGAATCCATAATAGCTTGTAATACTTTTTTCCCTTCTGTAATATATTGTTCATCATAATGCCAGGATTGACCAGCATTTCTTGAATTGCAAAAAGTTCCATTCAATAAAGCTAATGTATTAATAAAAGAACACCACTCTATTGTAGCATCTGCAAATACATCCCAATTTACTACAGAATTATTATAAAATCCCATAGATCTTGGTAATGTAGATAACAAATTCCATGTATACATATTTGGCATATAATCATGATATTTGTCATCTTGTAAATCTGCTTCAATCTTAACACGATCATTTACATTATAATCAAATATATTATCATATGTACCTATTTTATGAAGAATTTCTTTCATTATATCAATGTCATATGTCATTGATTTATATATTGAATACTTTTCATATATAACAGTATATTCATTCTGTTCAGTAGATGCATATCGAGCTTTACTTATTATATCTAATTTTGTAAATAAATCTTTAACTGCATCTGGTTGTTCATCATATTTTTTATACTTATTCCAGTTATATAAAATAATTTCTGTAATTTTAATGAAATCCATATTAAGTTTACCTTTAAGTATTCTTGTAGTTTCATCTTCATCGTAATCATCAAATACACCATAATCACCCATAGAACCTATAACGGGAATATGCATAGGAATCAACGGACTTTCTAGATAGCATGGAATATTTGAAATCCTATTATTTTTCTTACAAATAATAGCAACTGTTGTTTCACCTCGTTTTATTGGAACTCGTGAAAAAAATCCAGATACACAAAAATCACCCATTTTATCCTATGTTTTTAATATAATTATTTAAAATATCAACCCATTTTTCATTATCTGCAATATTACAGATATATCGTATTGCGGCAGAAAAACAATTTTCCAATGTATTAAAAGACAAATATGATTCACCTTCATTAACATGTTTTTCCCATAGCTGATTTGCAACAGTGCTTACAGGAATAATAATATATGTCCATTCCTTATTTTCTTTATTATATGTTGGTTGAATAATAAAACCCATATATTTTTCAAACCAATCAATAACTTCAAAAACAGTAGGTGCTGGAATCCAATTTGCAGATGGATATGTAATACCCCAATCAGAATTATGTGGTTCCAAATCGCCGGTATGCCATACACGTTCAGCCGTTGGATTTTTAGGATCACCTTTAACTGCTTTAATACCTACGGGTGTCTTTAAATATAAATCTTCAGTATATTCATCAAACCCTACGTTATTAAGAATAACTGCTAAATTAAAATCGACATGTTTCATTATCTTTATAATTTAATATCATCTGAATTTAATAATGTATTTCTCTTATTATCAACAAGAATAAACCGTGCATTAATATATAACAATTCATTCTTTAATTTTTGAACATCTTTTTTAGATGTATTTTCAAATATAATAAATTTATATGATGAAAAATATTCTAATAGATCTTCAAAAATATTTCTTAATTGTAACATATCACCAAAACGTTCAAAATTATTATAGTAACGTTCATGAGGAATAGATTTATTATTACAAATATTTTCTACCAATTCTATAATTTCATCGCATTTTTCAAATAATCGTAATATATCATCATTTTTATCACTATTATGATATTCAGATTTCTTTGAATATAAATTCCACATATGACTAAATATATAGCGATATATAGAAAATCTGTTATTATAAAATGTTAAATCAATTCTTTCCATTTATCTATTTTATTAATACAAAGATACACATTTATTTTTAAATATGAAAATTTAACGTGCGCGCATTACTTCAAAATATTGTTCAATTAACTTATTAATTAAAAGTTCATATGTAAATCCATAAGGATTACCTGGACCGAATACTTTTAAATCTGTTGGTGATATTGCATATTGTAATTTCGTATCACCTATTTTTACTTTATTAATATTATCTTCTGTTAATGGAACATCACTTATATAACTAAATAATCGTATAATATAAGATTTAAATACAGGTGATAAAAAAATCTTCGCATATAAGTATGGTGTCGATGGTGAATTCAATTTATATACATATGTTTTACCTGCCCTATCATCATATGTAAATAACCATTGTAAAGGATATACATCTTCAAATTCTGGTAATATATCTATATTTGAAACTGATTTTGTTACAATCTCTGGATCTAATTTTGGTTTATCATTATTTAATAGTTTATCTAATATTTTCATATAATTATTCTATAATTTTTAAATCATCTGGTATATAACAATCACTACCTAAATATTTAATATATTCTTTAACAGGTTTCTTTACTTTTTTCCAATATGCTAATTTATCATTTTCACCTCGATAATATATATAACTATCAAAATATGTTATTTCTTCAATCTTTCCATTATGTTCAACTTTACATACTTTATAATTATCTTCATCAAAATAACTTGCGAGATCCATCCATACTAATAAATCTTCTAATATCATTATAGAAAAAGGTGAAGTATTATATGGAGTAGAATTTTTCCTTTCGTATATAATATTACCATTATTATCTTTTAATACCGTTAATCCTTTATAATCACCTGTAATTTGCCAATTCGGATTATCAATAAAGTATTGTAATAGAAATTCTAATGGTTTTCTCTCTTCTGGAATTATAGAATAATCTATTGATAAATTATATTCACTAAACTTTAAATTATCTGCTATGCATTGTCTTACATCAATTACTAAACATTTTCTTTGTTCTTTATTAAAATTATCAAACTCGTATTTTGCTATATTTAATGCATGTTGGTGTGCAGCAATAGTATGTCTGCCTATTGCATATCTATATGACATCCATACTAAATCTTCATGATATGTATTTAAATATTCATCTTTCTATTTTTTCATATAAAATAAAAAAGTCTGTTTATATTTTATACAATATAAACAGACTTTAGTTTTATTATTTACTAGTTAATATCTTATCAATCATACCTTTTGTTCCGTATGATTTAGCTTCTTCTGAACTCATCCAAAAATCTCTATCCGCATCTTTCTTAATTCGCGAAAGTGTTTGTCCTGAATGTGTAGATATAATATCATATAATTCATTCTTAAGTCTATTAACTTCTTTGCATGTAATCTCAATATCACTAGCTTGCGTATGTGGTCCCGTTCCCGACATAGGTTGATGGATCATCACACGTGAATGTTTCAATGCGCATCGCTTTCCTTCTGCACCTGCACATAACAAGATACTCGCCATACTTGCAGCCATTCCAGCACAAATAGTTGAAACATCTGGTCGTATAAGTTGCATAGTATCATAAATCTCAAGTCCTGAATAAACATCTCCACCTGGAGAATTTATATATAGATATATATCTGCCTTTTTATCTGTTGTATCAAGATACAACAGTTGAGATGCAATAATATTTGCACTATCTGGCGTTACTGGATTACCAAGGAAAATAATTCTATCCATCATTAATCTTGAGAAAATATCCATCTGTGAAACATTAAGTTGACGCTCTTCAAGAATTGTAGGATTCTGATACCCATTATAAACACCAGATTTATTAATATAATCATGTAAGTATAAACTACTTACACCATTTGAAATCATAAACTTTTCAAAATCTGTTTTTACCATATATTTTTATATTTCTTTCTATAACAATTTTTCAATAATGATGTTACGTGAATATTAGGATAATCACAAGGATTATTAGGATTCGTTTCTGTATACATATCAGGATAACAATCTAATATAAATTTAACAACACCTTGGGATCTTGAAATTCCTGCAGAACAATGAACATAAATATCTTTACCTAAATTTCTTTCAATAAAATTAAATAATTCATATGCTTGTTCATCTGTTAACCCTTTAATTGATTTAGCATATTCAGCTTCCTCTTCTGAAATATCATTTCCATATGCATATATTAAATTATAATCTGTAATATCATAAAAATCTAAATTAATAACATTTTCTGCTGAATTAAATATATGATATTCATCTGAAACATTTGGTTCACATATAGAAATTATAGCTACATTATTTGGTAAAGTGCGATTATTCCAATTATTCTTTTCCATTAATTTTTTAAATCCATTGAAGGATTCACACCATATCTTCATACTCTTTTATTTGTTTTTCAATTAACGTACATTCATCCTGATATTCCTTTACAGTTTCTAATATATTATTAATTTCCTTTTTCTTTTTATCTAATTTCTGATTCAAATGTCTAATAATAAGTTCTTTAATATCTACATAATCAGCAAAAATATTTAAAACTGCATTTCTAAATTGAATTGCACACTGTGAAATTTCAGATATTTTTGTGTCTGTAATATCACAACCAAATATATATGGTAACTTATCATTTAATTCGTCACATGTTGACATAAATTTAGATATACAACATGATAATGCTAAATGTAACATAGACGGTTCATATGTTTTTGGTTCATTATCATCTTTATTTGAATCATCTATAATATCATCAAAGAAATCATTAAGTGAATAAAAAATATCTAAACATAAATCTTCTGAATCATATATATAATCTCCTAATGTTATATTATAATCCATATAATAATCAGGAATATTTGTTAATATATCACAGTTATAACTACCGAAAGTATCTAATAAAATTTTTGGATACCGTTCAGTTCCTTGTGTTTTACATAAATCAGAAAACTGTTTATATAAAGTTTTCAAATCATCATAACTTACCATAATTTACTTCAATTTATCTTTAAGATTAATTAATGTATTATTTACATTCATTGTAAAATTAAAAATTGCATCTTTTGCACATTTATTAATATAATTATACAAATCTGTTTTTGTAATAAAATCCATTGATTCTTCTGAATTCATCCATGACTTTGTGATAACTGCATCATGATTGCTTATAAATTTATATTTAATATGATCCCAATTATCACCACATAATCTAAATTCATCATAATTTATCCACACTCTATTCATTTTAATATCTACCGACTTTAACATGATATATGTTTCATCAAAATCAAAATAGTTATCATCATATGAATTATCACCTTGTGTTATATTATGATAAAAGATACAATTAACATCTCTTATTACTTTACCAGTATCAATATAATTATGAAGAATATAATCTCTTAATTCAATATTATATTTAGATGAAAAATCAGTAACAGGACATTCATTTGCAATATACTCTAAACGATATAATGGTATATATCTAATATCTTCATTATTTACATTCAAATAACGTCGTTTTACTAGTTTAAATGTATATGTATTTTTACCTATCTGAATTGTTACTTCTTCTTTTGCACAAAAATCTTGATATGTATGTAATTTATTAAGTAGTAACTTTATATAATTAGTTACCATTTCATTTCCAAGATTATCTATAGGAATTTCATAATATTCGTATTTCATATAATTAACTTTAATTTAATAATTAAACAAAAATAGAGATTAAGATTGTTTATTAATTCTTAATCTCTATATAATTCTTTACTTATTATTTGATGAACGCACAGGAAATAGAAGTCGTGAAACTGCCATCAAACAAATTGCATGAATATATGTAATCTTCGGAAGACCAAAAATAAATGGCATTACATAATTCCAGCAAAACATAAAAAAGATTGCACCAATTATAATACAAATAATTGAAATAATTACGATTCCTGCAAGTTCAAAAAAATGTTCCTTCATATTACTTATTATTTTTGTTTATTATTTGTTTTGTTACTTATTAAACAATATAAAATAGAAGATATTATTTCTCTTTTATAATGCTTTTTCGCATATCTACCTTGTGTTTTAACTAAGGTCTCTTGTTTCATTTTTCTCATTATTATTGTAATAATTTATTAAATCTGCTTTCATTTCTTTACGAAATTGATTATCTCGTTTTCTATTTTTTATCACACGATCTTCTGCAATTTCACAATTATATCGTCTCCATTTATTCAAAATAGAACGTTTATATTTAGGTTTAATTTTACCTTCATTGTCATGCATATAATCATACGCAGCCTGTTCTTTAAAATTATTACTCATTGTATTTTAAATATATAATTTTAGTAATGTCAGAAAAAGAAAAAATTAAACTTCATAAATTTGCGTTTCAAAAATTTGCTGCTACTTACCAAATCTACAAATATGAAGTTTAATCATTTGTATTAATCTATACTGCAGAAAAACTATTATAGTATAAGTTTCATTGCAATTGAACTTTACAACTATAGTGATAATCCACTTATACCCTCTTTTACTCTAAAGACTTTTATATGCAACTTTGACATATATAATCTATCTACATACCGTTTACATTAAAGTTACTTTATTTCATCATGCTTTTATAACCATATTCACAACCCTCTGTATATCACCGATTCATTTCTTTTCATATAGAAATCAGGGTCTTTAAGCCTCACTGTCATTGGCTATAACTATTATCCTCAAGCACTACCAGATAAAGTCTTTTTGTTTTTATGGTGCATCTCTCATGCCTCCTTTTATCATAAAACAAACAAAACTAGTAAGACAAATAACGTTTCTTACAACTCCTACGAATTTAACTCCAAAATTAAGATACATCTCTTAATATTAAGTTGGACACTTAAATTAAGTGGATAAAGTTATACGACTTAAAAATATAATCACTAAAAAGAATGATAATATTTTCTCAGACTCTATCATAAACGATTCACTAAATTCTTTTATGGAACTTATTTCTAATTAAATGAGGACTCATTTAAAATAGGTTCTCCCGAAACATGCGGTTTATCCATACTCATTTAAAACTTTAAATAAGCGTTGTTTATAGCACTCATCAGAATTTATTATGTATTAACATTTATAACACATCATTTGTATTCAATTATTCTATATAATTTATATAGATATAAACACAAATTGTTTAATAATCTAATAAACAAAATTATTAATATTATGTTATCTTAATGTTAATTAAGAAAAAATTTCAAAGAACACTTTGTTTTTAATAACAATACAAAGATACACATTATTTTTGAATTAAAAAAATATATTGAAGAAAAAAATCAATATTTTTATTGAACCCATGCAGATGCATATCCATTTTCTACTTTTATAATAAGAACTTCACCATTCAACCATGTATGTTCAAGATCATAACCTTCATCTTCACTTTGCATATCTTTATACTTAGTAAGAATAAAGTTTGTAATCTCTTCAATACTTCCCTTATGATATTCAGATGTATTCAATAATTTCAAATAATCAACATATCCTCTTGCATTTTTCATACAAGTATCTATATCTTTAAAACATTTAGAATCTATATATTCATTATTTCTATTAATAATAGATGCAACAACACCATTAGCTAACATTTTAGAGATATTCGAAATATCCTCAAGTTTTTCAAGTTTTTCAAGTTCATATTTTACCATATGTTCTGAATCACTATCTCTATAACGTTTAATATTAAAAACTACAGCATTCCATGTATCTACCCATGTTTTAACTGCATCTTCAATATATCCACCAAAATCATTATCACTAAATTCATAAGTAATCATGAAACTCTTATCAATAATATTATTATCACTAAGTTCATATGGATCACCTTTGAATTTATGTCCTTGATATAAACCATCCAAATAAGCAGTTAATACAAAATTATTAATATCTGACATTAAAGAAGGCATGAATGTTTCTTTTTTATCTTCTGATATATCATCAAGTACAATAGATGTATCAATAATAGATTCTATGTACTTCTTGGTATCTTTGATATACTGATTTGCTAAATCAACAAACTTCTTTCCGTATACATCAATATTCATCTTATTTACTCCTTCTGCTAAAGTTTCATTAAGATTTTCTAATTCTTTCTTTATATCTACTTTTTCCATAATAATTTTTATTTAATATGTTACATTGATCCATCATTTGGTTGCAAACACATAATACCATGTTCTCTCCACATTTTTACTACTTTAGAAGAATCTTCCAAAACAAATAATACATTATAATATGGTTCTATAAATGTTTTATATAGGTTATACTTACAATCTGGACCCTTTGTAAAGTTCTTATGTGGTCTCATCATAACCATATCTACATCACCATCCAAATTATTCTTTAACCATGTTTCAGTTGCTTTCCTTATATCTGGTGTATCTTCTCTACCTGTTAAAATAATAACTTTTACATTATCATCTTTAATATACTTATTAACCAACTTACAAATTTGCTCACATGGTACATCATTTACCATTGTATCAGATGCGCCATTGCCATAAAATGGTCTACCTTGCAAATTAAAACAAAGTGTTGCATCCATATCTACAAGAATACAATCTTTCTTATCCTTATCATATGGAACAAAACTGTTATATTGCTTCTTATTAAGCTCTGTTGCAATAAAATTTCGATATTGTCTATATGTTCTCTTAATAACAGATTCTCCAATTGGATTTGTTCTCATTGAATCTCGTCTAATACACTCTTCAACTGAAACATCAAAGAAATCTTTAAATACAAGTTCATATTGATATTTAGTATGTGTATTATTATAATTATCAATTCTATCCTGCATTTCTTTCCATCCCTTTGGATTAAGGTTCATATTATCCATAATAATATTTAAACCGTTTTCCATTGATGATTTAAAAAATGCATCTGTCATTTCTTTAATAATGTTTAATTTTTCTCTTTCCTCTACCCAATACTGTCCAAACATATTTCTAAGAGAATCCCAATTAATTCTAATTCGTTCTGTTGGTTTTTCCTTTGCCCAATGTTCTGCATAGGTTGACTTTCCAGAAGCTTGAATTCCCCTTGTTAATATAATTTCTCTTTTTTCCATTATTCTTTTCTAATTTTATTTAAAATTCATATCCAATACCAATATACCAATTATATTTTGTATATGTACCTTGGATATTTACATGATTAATATTAAATACTACAGCTGCACCATAATCAAGTCCTTCTACTTTTTCATCGATATTAAACTTATTATGAATACCATTACGATCACAACTCCAATTATAACCATCTGTTGTACCTGTTGCATCATATGCATAACCTACCATAGGAATAATTCGTAACCAATTAGTTACAGGAACCTGATAACCAAGATGACATGTTATCGCTTTATCATCATCCCAAACATCTACATCTACATCACTTCCATGCATGCTAGGCCAACCACCAAAATCAGCATATACGCCTTTAATAGTTGTACTTACCAAAAATTCCTGTAAGCCAAGATCCTGTGAACAACCAATACCTCCAAAATGTATAGCCATATTAAATGTATTATTTGCTTTCTTAAATACATCTTTATATGAATTCTGTGCCATAACATTATTAACACATACAAATGAAAGTAATACAGTCAGCATTATAATAATTTTCTTCATAATTTTTATTTTTAATAATTAAACTTATTGTCCTTTATTTACAATACAAAGATACATATATTTTTCCTAAATAAAAAATATAAATCTAATTATTTTCCTAAAAATTATTCATTATCCATAGACATACCTATAGTTGCATTTCGCATACAATCTAAATAACCTTTTGTATATAATGATTTCATATGTTCATGTAACTTCTTCACTCTATCAGGTATGTCTGTTTTTATATCTTCTGAAATTTTATCATCACCAAATAAAGATATAAGTGAAACTCTTGATTTATAATCAGCAATATTTTTTAATTTTTCTATATTCATATTTTAAATCATTATAAATTAGTCAAGACTAAACCTAAACAATATTCGTTATTAATATCACAAATAAATTTAGCGAGTTGTCCTCTTAATATTTCAGAATTTATTTCAAATTCTTCTAACATCTCTTTTTCTTTTTTTATAGTATTAATATCTGTTTCTTTCAAATAACTATAAGTATCTTTAGTTTTAAAATTAATATTAGATATTGTATCATTTCTGATAGAATTTATAATTAACATTACAGATAACTCATATGTATCTTCATTTAATGCTGAACCATGATAACCACATATACCTTTATTTTTCAGTTCAAAAAATACAGGACCATAACAGTATTTTCCTTCATGTACAATAGTTCCTAATGATTTCAAACCAAATGTCTTACATATATTAAACTTCTTATCAAGATAATCATTAAATAATTTATTAATAAACATCATCTGATATGAAATAAATGTATCAGCATTTAATTCTAATTTAAAATGTGTCTTATCTAAAATATCATACATTAAATCTTGTATATTCATATCACCTAATTCTTCTTTATATAAAGATGATAAACACATATATAATCTATGTAATGTTTCTTTAATATCATAATTAATATGAACATTTTTCAATTTATCTTCATAATAATTTAAAATTGATTTATTAATTAATGTTGCTGCATTATCTATAAAATCTTTTCTATTTTCATCATATGTCATATAATTTAAAAAAATTATTTTTCTTTCATTCGTCTTAAGATATGTTTAGGTTCTGTATAATAAAAATAATCTTTTGTATTATCATCGATAATATTAAGATTGTATAATGCTTGTGAAAACCTTATATCTTTATATGTAGTGAGATATTTCTTCAGTATATCTAATATTTCCATATTAGCCTTATATCTCTCAAATGTTTCTTTATCTTCCATTTAAAATAACGGATTAATTTTTACTTCATCTGTTTTAGAATATTCAGTTACATTTAATTTCAATGTTTCATTTAACCAGTCTGCAATTAAATGTCTATGACAAAATTCATCTGGTTTTTCAAAACAACACAATGCACAGTCATTTCCATTAGATATAAATTTAATTCTATCTACAAATATAGATGGATCTTTAAATAAAGATAAAACTTCATTTTTATATCGCTTTCTGAATTCCTGATGATTAGATCTACAGTTATTTAATATATCAGGTGTAGGAGCAATTGCTATTAAATTAGGTCCATGAAAATCTTTTGGCGGATAACAGCATATTCCTATTGGAACTATATTATTCTCTTTTAATTTCTTTAGATTTCCAAAATAACTCGTATATATCTTCATATATTATTCTTTAAACATATTTTCTAATTTTTTATATTCATCTTTTGATATATAATATGAAACAACTGAGCATGAATGTGCGGTATTCAAAGTATTACAAGTATCTATATGGTAAGAATTATCATAACTATCAATATAAAAACGTACTATACATGAAATATTAATATAACCTGCACTTTTTGTATATATAAATTTTGTCTTATTATTCTTCAACTTTATCATAGTATAAAAACATTATAATATATTTTTTATATAATGTTAAATTGATTTTGTTTAATATAATGGCAGGTTTTGTATATCTTATTTGTAACCCTGATTAGAATTGTTATAAAATTGGTGTAACAAGAGATTTAGCATAGAAACGGTTGAAATAGTTATAGACAGGAAATTCATCAAAATTACATATAGTTCATTCTGTATATAGTGAATATCCATTTAGGTTAGAATCTATGTTACACAAAACATTTGATTCAAAACGTTCTGAAGGTGAATGGTTTAATTTAGAATAGAATGATGTAATTAATTTTAAAGATATATGTAATGAAAAAATTAATATTATTAATATTATGAAAGATAATCCTTTCTTTAATAAAGATTTAAAATGAATAAAGGTGATATAAGAATTCAGTAACTTATATCACCTTTATTTTTTACTTGTTTAATTCTTTATTTAATTTCTTCAGATAACTCATGTAAATTAATAAAATTATCTATATCTAATAATCCATATTTCAGCATATATGCAATTGTCATTCTTACTGCATAATCCGCTACTTCATATGTAGATCCAACTTCCATATTAGATAAATCTGGATTTTGTAATGTTATTGTTGAAATATTATCTGATAAATCATTAATTGCATCCTTTAATGAATTCATTTGTTCATTTGTTAATATATTACTCATTTTATTTTTCATTTTATTATAATTTAAATTAAAAAAGATGTTATCAAATTTCACAATTTAATAACATCAATGCTTATGAAAAACTGCTTAAAAATATTCTATTCTTTTTAAAGAATATATTTTAGATTTTTGTACAAACATAAGATTCTGCCCCTTATGATTCAGTTTAACGTTTGCTCGTTATAATGAATGTTCATACTGAACTTTGTTATGTCCATGAGGACAAATGGCTGAGAACTTGACCAACACCGACTCTCTATGCTGTAACGTTGGAGTTACATGTTCACACAACTCTTATTTCTAAGAGGTTGAGAGCATACCCACGACTTTTGTGAAAAATCGTAAACTCTTACTTGATAGGTTTCATAGAAATTCATTTCATACCAACTTCCTTGGAAGGATTCAATGTGTCCCCACATTTAGCACGATACTACTTTTACTATTCTCATGTCTTTCCTTGCGGTACTCGAATCATGTCTACATATTTCAGTAGAATAAGGGTATTTTAACCACCAAGTGTCGCACACTTTTGCTTGTGTATAATTTATATACTTAAATAATTTAATCCTAATATTATTATTCTTTATATATTATATTTGATTAGACTTGAAAGACGAGGTGCGACCAATAGCATTTCTTCCTTTTGAGAAGAACCCACTAAATCGCCTTTCTGAATTTACATTGCACCATACAATCATAATTCTACTCTTATAACTTAACTACATATTTCAGTAGCAATCTTACCATTTCTGAACAAGTTACCAGCTTGTATGAATTATTTGGTTTATAATCCGTATAAGATTCATTATAACAATTAATATCAGCACTGGGAATTGGTATTCCAATCACCGAATATCCATAAACATAAACCTATTGTATTACTACTCACATCAGTTGTATATTTCACTTCCAATGTATTTGAACTTCATCTCAGAAAGTTTTCCCTTGATTTCCCATCCAAATAGGTTATTTATGTTTGGTTTTCTGTAGAATGCTCATTATTCATAAACATCAACCAACTTGTCTACTGTTGATTTTTATCACATCACTGCTTTATCCTTAACTCCACCGAAACCATGGATTCATATTTCAAAGAACTCATTTAAAATGAAATAATCTTCAAATTAAAATTGTTATTATTTATATAACCTATAATTTAAAAAGTCTATATTTTAATTAAAAAATATTTTATTTTTGTAATTATTTTATTAACTATATGTGTCTTTATCTTCTTTTAATTAATAAAATACAATTTAATTAAAAACTTAATAACTTAGATTATTAATATGTTTTAAATATTATATATGATAATAGAATAATTGTCTGTATTTTATAGAAAAAAATTTCAAAAAAATTATTTTAAGCAATATTCCAAATCAAAAATAAAACTTCCTAACAACTCAACCTTATGTCTAATAAGTTCAGCTTCAAGATTAAATTTATGTTCAGAACAAAAAGATAATTCAGATAATAATTTATTTCTTTCTGTTTTCCACTTATTTATTAGATCATCTTTAGATAACTCTTCCATAATGTATTTTAAATTTTTTCTACATTAACTATTGTATCCTTTGATACTGATACTTTTGTAATAACAGCATCTTGTAAATTAGGATTTGGATAGAAATTTATATTTTTATCTATTTTACTAGTATCTAATGTAAATAATACATATTTTTCATTCTAATCATTCGTAAAATCATATATAAACAATTTAGCTTCATCTTTATCACAAATAAAAAAATGACATCTGTTTGGATAATTAAAATGTTTATTTGATGATTGTGGAATAAATCCATGTTTTAATATAGAACCTTTATTACATTCCTTTGTAATATGATATATAAATTTATGTTTAAATACAATATCATTTACATTATCACTATATATTGCATGAAATACCATTACTATCCAATCATGATGATATGCATCAAAATGACTACATGAACCTAAATAATAACCAAATCTATTTAATGTTTTCTTGATAACTTCTTTATTATTCTTAATATTAGGTATATTCAATATAATTGCATTACCATCATTTATTTTCTTTTTATATAATGAATTATCATCATATTCATCATATATTTCTGTATATGTCGCAACAATACTATCAACATTATTAAATATATCTTTTTCAAACTACCAGTTCTTTAGTTTAAATTTAGATTTTAAAAATTTAATAACATATTCAGGTTTAATACATATACCAGTATTTTCTATTAATATATGATTAAAAAATAAATCATGTTCTAACAAATAATAATATGGTTCATATAATTTCCATTCTGTTTGTGTTAACTATAATTTATTAACATTGAATTCATCATACAATATATGCATTGTATCTATTATATCAGATACTTTTTCTTCAAACTATTTCATTATTTAATTGTAACTTTAATTTTTGATTCAGTTACTTTACCATTAACAACAGTATTTATAGTATCAATAGAAATAGAATCAAGACTCTTAATAAACATATTAGGAATCTTTTCAACTGTAACTAAACTATCTTTTACCTGAATAGAATCATTAGTAATATTAATAGTATCATGAATAGGTTTATTATCTGTTACAAATCTTGGATTAATCCAAAAATACTGAATAGCAACACCTACAATAATTCCTATAATAAATGTCCAAAAAATATGTTTCATTTTATATTATAAATTAAAAATTAAACTTTATTTATTAAATTAACTAATTCCTTATATGTTATCTCTTCATATTTTGTTTTATTTCTACTAATAAAAATAGGTTTATTTAATGAAATATTAACATCTTTTAATATCTCATTTTTATCATCCTCTAAAACATACCAATGTGTTTGTTTATCTAATATTTTTCCAGATCTAGTTTGTCCTAATCCTAATCTTACTATTGTCATATGAATATAATATTT